ATCAGACACTGCGCCCTTATAGCTGCTGGATCCGGTATTGCCTTACACCGTATAAGCTGCGTGCTTTCAACAGTTCCGCGCTGCCTGCGCGACTTTTCTCGGAAAATGATCTCGTGAACTACGCAGCACGAGGTGCTGCCGGGCGCCAATGGTTCCGAGCAATGCCCACACTCGCCCCGTGCGATCTTCGCATAATAGCTGCGGCGGTGACGCTCCCGGCTCAACTCCCTGCGGCGGATCACTTCGTAGATGGAGAAATCACTCATTTCGATTTTCGATCCCAGTACGGTGTTTTGCATTTGGCGCAACGAAGTGGTTTTTCTTCGGTCTTCCACTGATGGCCGCAGACCTCGCATGTGCATTTAATGATCTCGACCTTGATGGTTTGAGTTGCCATATGCACCAAGGTGTACTCCTTTAAGCAGAATTCTGTCAATAGGGGAATGAAAATAGTTTTCGGAAATCGTGTGCGAAAGCGGGGCGGAATTGCGGCGGGAACGATAAACTATTAAAATCTGCACAAACTATGAGGCATTCTTATGGCTCGTCCGCCAACCGATCCAAGATCCATCCAGCCCGTTAAGCCTGAGACTCCACAGGAAACCTGGGCGCGCGTCCTCACTGTGCCGGGATTCCGCCATTTGCAGACTGAGCGAAAGCAGCCGATCCGCGCGAAAGACTTCAGTGAAAGCACGTAGGATGGGTCTGCACGTAAATTCGGTACGTTTAGGAGGTCGGCGGAGAATCTGCCAGAGCGAACAAAAGCCCCGGCTGGTGACACCGAGGCTTTCCTGACAGTCTTCTTTATCCCGGATTGATTGAAATGAGTGTAGCACGATCCGAATTTGGTTTCGCGGCGGCGAAATTGCTCCAGCATGAAAACCGGGCGCACTCACTATTTTGCCTGCTCCGCTCGTATCCGCAGCCGCTCGTATCTGCAACGTGGACAGTTCGAGGTAAAAACCGGAAGCCCACAGCCTGCAATATGCTTGGGCGGCCTTCCTCCTAATCTGCCATTCCTGGCACTAGCTTTAGCTTTGGCTTTACTGGTCACTCCAGCATTTTTAGCTGCAATGCAGGAAGGACAAACTAATTGAGTGTGCGGATGAAGCTTGCAGTTTGGCATAAATGAATTCCCTTCTGAATATTGTGTGCTATGCTTTTTCGCGCGTCCGGCGTGATTTGCGCGTGTGCTCCTTTTCTGGGTTAGCTGCTCGGAATGGAACAGTGGCCGATCACGCTGGGCGTTCCAGCAGATCGATCACGGTAAACTGTCCGGTCGTTCCTTTCCAGCCGCAGCCGCACCATGCCGGCGAATTATCAAACCATTCGGTATCGCTGTCGGTCGTATCGCAACCGTTTGGGAGCAGAGCGGTGGTGACCAGAGCAATTATGTACAGGCTGTCACCTTTGCAGCATCTCGGGCACAGATAGCCGTACTGGTTTCCCACGTCATAAGAGTTCTCCATGACAATTCTCCTTTTCGTTTTAGCTGCTCAGAACTGCGTCAAGTCTAGAAACCGGGCGCAGTCTTCAAAAGCTAATCGACTAATTCCAGCATCGTTGCATCTGCAACCCAGTAATGGGAATGCGTTGGGCCGCTGACCATGTTAGCGAGCTTCGCGGATTCAGGGTTTTTCGACTGGCATTCTCCCGATTTACAATGTCCAGGGATTGCCCACGGGTCCGGCATGACAACTCCAATCCACTTCTGTTCTGGTTCAATCGCGTCGATGATGCCAATCCGACCGTGTGCCGGATTCAGTTCGCCATGCTCGCTCAGGTTAGTTGCTCGAACGGTTTTCGCATCTCGCCGATCTCTAATCTTCTGCCCCACGATGTAGGCCGTCATATTCATTCTCCTTTTCGTTTTAGCTGCTCAGAACTGCGTCAAGTCTAGAAACCGGGCGCAGTCCTCAAAAGCTCTTCACGCGCGCTCTCGACCGCTCCGAGCTACCACGCCCGACGCTCCTCAAGCCCGGAGTGGGCTGCGGTGGAGATCAAAACCATGCCGAAGCATCAACGGCAACGACTGGCGCGGGCGCATCGTCAACGTAGTACATATCGTCCGCCGCCACGACCCGCGCTGCATCGATGGCCTCGTGACGGGACTGGTGGACCGACAGCACTGTCACGCGAGGCTTGCCGCTCGGATCGTTGTCCTGCAAATACTCACACACCGTCCAAGAGCCGCCATTGCGTTTTACGTGGGTGTTTTTCATTTGCTTCCTCCTGTCGCTGGTTGCGACTAATTGCAATTCCATGATCGTGCTCCTGATTCAGAGTTAACTGCTCTGGTAGTAAGCTAGTCCGAATAGGATAAACTGTCAAGAGGAAAATCGGATTTATTTTTCGCGGCGGGAATCTTCCGCAGACCTGAAAACGGGGCATGTTTTCACTGCGATTCTCCTTGTTATCACGGTTTCGATTGTCATATTCTCCCTTTCTGTTTTAGCTGCTCGGAATCGCGCCAAGTTCATCCCGCCCAAGCGCTCGAGCTGATCTTGGCCAGCGCTTCCCTTCCTCTCATCCAATCCGCCAGCGATTCGCAAGCCATTCGCACACGATCCGCGCACACCCTAAAAGCGAAGGATAAGCGAACAGTTTTGGGACACAGCGAAGAGCGAGCGAATATCACAATGTTACGTGCCCCTGGCCGGCGGCGGCCGGCGGATAATCAAGATGGTACAAAACCCTCCGAATATAGGGCCATGTGACATGCCTTAATGCTGTATTATCAGCGGGATAGGGGTAGGGGGTCACATCTCTGCGGTCAAGGGCGCTGCGACCGGCTTGCAGTTTCGCACGAAAACCCGCACCGAATGAAAAACGCCGAAATGAGGTTTTTGCATGGAATGGCAAGATGAAGCGATCGCTCATCTCGAAGCCGTCCGCCGGCTGATCGAAGCGCAGAAAGAATCGTATACGTTTGCCGGCTGCGCCATTCAGGAAGTGGAAGCGCTGAAGGTTTACGTCCTCGAAGTGTTTCCAAGGTCGGGTTCTATCTCCTCAGATTGCTAGGAGTTACGGAGTTACCTCGGTAACAGGAGAATTTTTGATGAAACAGGCAGAATGGTTTGCGACACGGTTCCTTTCTTTCTCGACGCTCACCGAATTTTCTCTAGCCGTGTCGAATTTGCAGGTCCGGTGGACGACCGGAAAACAAAGCGCATCCCGCAGGCGTCGTAGTTCGTTTGAATCCCTACAATCCATGCTCGCTAGCCATTCGTGCAATCGCGATTGCCGTCGTCACGGCTGTCGATTTTCCGCCCCGGGCGAAACTGTGCCCTGTATTCCTGCGCCGGTCGAAGTCGAATCGATTGCGCTCTACTACATGGATCAAAACCAGAGTCTGGCCACGCGCTACGAAGTTACGAGAGTCCAAGCCCAAGCGATGAAGGCTGCGGGCCGGGGAAGATTCATTAACCGCGGCAAGACTTTCCAGCTTTTCGAGATGCAACCCATGTTGCACAGTTTTGTGTGCAGCTCCTCAACCGATTCGAGAGCCAGTATTTCCCTAAGCGAGATTCAGGCAAATGTCGGCATCACGCCAAATAGTGCCAGTCCGAACGAACCTCCCCTACGGCACTTGGTATTGAGAGCACAGCAGAAGATCAACGCGATCGGCCGGCGCCTGGAGGGAACGTATGACCCGAAGGCACCGTTAGCGTTTGGATCGTGGCCACAGGTCGGGGCATCTTTAGCGTGATTTATTTTGGTCGTTCCGTCCGATCAGACATTTGACGAAGTCGTTGACCTGATTGACCGCGTACTGTTGCGGGCTCGACCAGGCGGCGAAACGCTTTCGGATGAGATGTGCCAGATCCTAGCCGCCATTGTCTTCGATTCCTATGAACTCTTCCCTGCGATCAAGGCCCATCGTGAGCCTGGCCACGCTCGAGCGGGCTAGGAAACTTGGGACGTTGAATAAAGATGACCGCACGCCGCAGTATGATGGGGCGGAGTCCGCAAAACCGGAGAAACTGCTCGAAGCGGTCAATGTGCAGGGAAATCACATTCGCAAGCTTCAGAAAAGCGCCGGAGAGATCCAGCAGCAGGTCTTCAACTTGAAACTGCGCAACGCGATTGTGGTAGCGATCATCACGGCGGGGCTGACGCGAGCGCCGGAGATTCTGGGAATTCTGACTCGGTTGTTTCGATAAAGTTTATGAGCGCATCCATTGCAGCATTTCGCTTCGCCTCTGGTAATGTGATCCGATCGGGCGATCCCGGTTTAGCGCCGGCAGAATTGCGAGCCCTGCAACTGGCGGCTGATGGCGAGAGCTGCGAATCGAGCGGGAGGCTTCTAGGCCGCGGTGCAGGCACTATAAAGAATCAACGTCGTTCCGCCTGCGAGAAACTTGGAGCTGACAATACTTGCCATGCGGTGGCGCAAGCGATTCGCCGGGGCTTGATTCAGTGAAGAAGCTCTCGCGCGTCGATATTACGGTCGTAAAACTGGATGGGAAGAAGATTCGCCGAACCTTGCGAACGCCTCCGGGCCGATTGCTTACGCCAGACGGCCTAGAAGTAGTTTTGAAGCAGGAAGCGGAACGGGTCACAGAGTTCTTCCCTGAACTGGAGTTTCGCTTGGTGCCACTGCTCGATGGGAGAAGCTTTAACTTTGTGGAGATTCCGAAGGCGATGAGTCAGGCGGATGGGTTTGCTGAGGTATTACAGTGAGTTGGTATGTCGGAGCAGATTTGAAAAGCCTGTTAGATGTACTGGACGAGATGACGCCAGCAGAACTAGAGCGGGCGATCCGTCCGACCAGCCGGAGGCAGATATTTTTCGATGATCTGCCACGGATTCTCGATGATCCGCCGACCGTCGATACTGTAGAATTCGATGCCTGACCGTCCTCCGCAGATTTGTCCCGAGTGCGGGAAGATCACCGATGGATCCCGTCATTGTGAAGCTCATCAGCTTAAAAATCGGTCGTTACGAGATGGCGCTGATCGCAGTCGAGTCCGACGCGAAGATGGCTTCAAGCGACTTTACGACTCCTGGGCCTGGCGCGGACGAAGAGGGATCCGGAGACAGGTCTTAGCGCGTGATCCTTTCTGCCAGATTGGCATATTGTGCGAGGGTCGCGGTTTCAGCGTGGACGTGGATCACATTGTCCGGGCTGAACTTTATATTCAACAGCATGGCGGTGATTCTCAGTTCTTCTATGATCTCGACAACCTCCAAGGAACGTGTCATGGTTGCCACTCCTACAAGACAACTACTGAGGAGGCCGGTCTGAATGCCCAACTGCTCCGTTCCGGAATGTGAGAGAAACGCCTATTGCAAGGGTTTGTGTCCGCTGCATTATCAGCGCAAGTGGCGACATGGCAGCACTGACGATATCAGGAGCAAGCCGTCATCTTTGGAGTTGGGCCACAAGATTTGCATCACTTGCAAACGCGATCTGGCCGCCTCGGAGTTCTATCCTCGGCGAAACCGAAAACACGTCTCGTCGCAGTGTAAGGCCTGCCTCTCGGCGGCCGAAATACTTTACCGATGGAATGAGACCAAGGAGCAGAAGGCCGCGCGGTTGGAAAAGCAGAGACCAAAGTCGAGAGCGCGCTGGGCCGAGATGCGGCTGAAGGTCATCGGCGGTTATGGCGGTGGCTGCTGCTGTTCGGGCTGCAATGAATCTTGTCCCGAGTTCCTGACCATAGACCACGTTAACAACGACGGCGGTCGCAAGCGGAGGGAGAATCTGTACCGCGAGTCGGGCCGAACTTTAATGAGGCGGCTCATCCAACTCAACTATCCGCCCGAGTATCAAATACTTTGCCGCAACTGCAATGGGGCAAAGGCGATATACGGCACCTGCCCGCATGAGAAGGAGCAGCGGCTTATACAAGCTCCGCCATTTGAAAGCACCGCGCTAAAGGCTTTAGCCGGGGTTGAATAATGGGCGGCGTTCGAGGTCGATCAGGCGGCAGAAATCGTAAAACGCTGGCGCAGAAGCTGCGGGACGGTAATCCTGGCAAGCGGCCGCTGAACCGGAAGGAACGGCAGGCACTCCCCGGCGAGCCTAAACTTCCAAGCGGCATGACCCGAGAATCACAAGCGGTATGGCCGGAAATCGTGGCTATCCTGAAAGAGAACAATGCGCTTTTTGTCACAGATGGATTAGCAATCTCAGCCTTGTGCTCAAGTTTCGTACTCTTCCGCAAAGCAGAGGCAGCCATTGAGCAGTACGGCGCTTTGGCCGTCACGATCGATGATAAAACTGGAATCGGAGAATTGAGAACTTCCCCCGCCGTCCGAGTGCGAAGCGATGCTTTGAAGCACATGCGGGCAGGTTGGCAGGCATTTGGACTGGATCCGGTATCACGATCGGGATTAAGTGTGGGGAAGATTCCAGATAGACAGCCGGAGACGGCACTGGATGCGATTTTACGAGCAAAGAGTGCAGGGGATGACGTGGTGAATTAAACATGGCAAATGGTTGGCCCGATACGTTCCGTATCCGACCCGAAGCTTTGAACGTCCAGGAAATTGAAATGAGCGCTCCCGCCAACTTAATCGAGATCCCGTTGACCACGAAGATTCTTCCCTGCGGCAAGTGTGGAAGGAATCTAGTAGTCAGCACGAAGACTGTACTGGCTTATTGTCCGGGATGTTCGCAGGGGCTGGGAGAGAAACGCTAGGCCATGATGTTTTGGGTCCGGGACCGGAATGCGGAAATGGCATGGGTCGATCATTGCGGCATCCGATACAAATGCCCCGTTCCCCTATTGCTGCTTTCCCCTCGTCATGGCGTCCGCATCTTTTGGAGAACGGTTCTTTGGATGCTCGGGCTCGGAAATTCTCCCGGTCCCGTCCCAATCGGCAACGGCCCATTCCTTTTGAGAGAGTTCCCAACGCTCGCCAGTTACACGTCAGAATCGCGTGATCCAACATTCGAGTAAGTGGAAGACATCGGCTGCCGAGAAATTATTAGCCGAGCACTGCCGCAGAATCCCCACCGTTGCAAGATATTCATTAGACGTTCTGACTGGAAACATTCCAACCGGAAGGCTGATGTTTCTGGCGGTTGAACGGTTTGTCGATGATCTTCAGAACGGTCCTTCCCGCGGATTACGCTTCGATCAGGGCGCGGCAGTCGCAATCATCAAATTCTTTCGCGACCTGGCTTTCCCTTCAAAGCCTCCAGTGGGATATGAGCAGTTTGTCTTGGCGAATCTCTTCGGCTGGAAGAAAGCGGATGGATATCGCAGGTTTCAGACGGCCTACATTGAAATCGGTAAAGGTAACAGAAAAACTCCGCTTGCTTCGGGAGTGGGATTATACGGCATCACCGGAGACGAAGAACCCAGCTCAGAAGTCTATCTAGTCGCCCCGACAAAAGAGCAGTCCGCGATTGGCTTCAAGGACGCGGCTCTCATGGTCGACGCTTCGCCAGAACTCAGGAAACTGGTCAAGAAGTATGGCTGCTCGAACCGCTACACCAGCGGGAATTTAAGCTGTGGCGCATCGTTCATGCGGCCGATCGCAGCCGACCGCGACAATCTGGATGGACCCAGGCCGCATGTTGTCATCGTTGACGAATTGCACGAACATAAAGATTCGCAGATCGTAGACAAGCTGGTCGCAGGATTCAAGCACCGCAGACAGCCGCTAGTCTTTGAAATTACGAATTCCGGGCATGACCGGGAAACCATCTGCTGGCAGCATCACGAATACACCAGACAGATTCTTGAGAAGATCTTCACCAACGATTCCTGGTTCGGCTTCATCTGCCACTTAGATGTATGTGACGACTGCCGATCCCGCGGCAAGGATCAACCCAACTGCGACAACTGCGATAACTGGCTGGATGAAAGCGTTTGGGTCAAAGCGAATCCGGGACTCGATGCAATTCTTCCGCGAGACTACCTGCATAAGCAAGTGAAGGCGGCACTGGAGATGCCATCCAGCCGGAATCTGATCCAGCGGCTAAACTTTTGCATCTGGACGCAGAGCGTAGAGCATTTTATCTCTCCGGAGGCGTGGAGAGCTTGTGCGTGGGAAGAGGTTGCGGTTTAAGCCTCGCGATAATAACTGACCGATCTTGCCCGCAGTTTGAGCATTTTACGCCAGGGCCGCCTATACCGAGAACAGAGCTTTCTTTGTAGATTGTTCCAGCCTCAATTGCGGCATCGTAGCACGTCCCGCAGAGTTGAGGGCGGCTAGATTTTGCGTGGCGACTCATGTTCGGTGAAAAATCAATTGCCCGCCGCAGTTGCATAGTTTTTGGTCAAGCATCATCTCACCGCCGCTCATTTCATGGCCGTTTTCGCAGATGAATTGCTCGCGACGCCGTGCATTGAGAGACTCGGTAAGACTCTCCAGCTCTGCCATTGCCCGGCCCAAGTCAAGAAGATCGCTGCCCTTTATAATCTGCATGAGCGAATTGTACATTGGTGATCCACTTATTTTTCTGTGGAGAGCTTGTGCGTGGGAAGAAGTGGCGGTTTAAGGCTCTTTCTGCCAGAAATTTACGCAGTAGGTTGTGGTTTGATAGGCCCTTCCGTTCCGAGTTAGGCCTTCCTTCTGCACTCTCACTAAGTGGGACTTTCTTCCAAAGCCTGTGACCCTTCCCCGGAGAGCCGGATTGGTCCGATTCCATTCTTCGGTAGTCACAACCGTATCGCCGATCGCGAACAGGTTGCGGTTTCGAAAGCCGAGCATGAGCGAATTGTATATCGGTGATCCCGTAGCCTGGCGCCGGCACAAAATAGAATATCTAAAAGGTTGCATTTGCTTTGGCGGATTGGATCTCGGAGCGGTCAACGATTTCACTTGTTTAGCGCTTTACTTCCCCAAGCAGCCAAAAGTTCTGAAACCTGTATTACTCCTCTGGTCATGGGTTCCAGCCGACGTCGATCAGCACAAAGTCCTGAAAGAGCGCTACGGATTCGAGCAGTGGGTCGAAGGCGGATTCCTGAAACTTACTTCCGGCGTGCGCACCGACTATGCCGTCTTGCGGGAAGACATCCTGCAACTGGACCGGGATTACGTGATTGAAGAATTAGCCTACGATCCGCGATTTTCCTTCCAACTCGTTCAAGAATTGATGGCCGAGAGCGTCAACGTAGTCGAACATCGCCAGGGTCCAATCTCAATGACCGGGCCGATTCAGGAATTTCAGCGGCAGATTTTGGGCAAAGACTTCGTACACGGCATGAATCCCTTACTCACATTCAACGTGGACAATCTAGTCGTAGAAGATGACGGGCGCGGCAATTTGATGTGCGCGAAGCCGGGGAATCCGAACTCGCCGCGGAAGATTGACGGGGCGGTCGCTTCGATCATGGCAACGGGGCGAGCGGCGGCGAATCCCGATGCGTGCGGATCTACCGGTGAAGTCTATTTTGCTTAATCCATCCAGTGCGGACAAAATTCTTTCGTCATCATCCAGCAGGCTTCGAGAATTTTGCCAAGGTTCAGGAGTGTTTCACGGCCGCAAGCGTGAAGCATGCAGTCGTCGGTAATATCAAAATACCAATTTGAGCAGCCGTCCCATTTGACGCTTCCGTGAGCATATAACTGGGCCTCATCGATGCTTTCCACCGCATCAGGCCTGGAAGTCGCTCCATCTCTTTCGAAGAGAATTTCACCATTCAAAGTTGTTCCGACGATTTCAAAGATTTCATAGTCCACGGAGTAGTCACCGGGCTTGATCCTCACGGCGAATTCCAGCTCCGCAAAATATCGCACCGTCGCTTCAGCTTTCATTGAGCCAATTATAACCATGAGACATCGTGGCCTCTTCTTAATCTGCGGATATTTCATGCTCATGGGCGGCGTCTTCCATTTCTCCCGAGCTGCTTCCTTGATTGTGGGCGGCCTTGTCCTGCTCATCGCCGGCTGCATTTCGGCCGCGAACGTCCGGAGTGTTGAATAAATGCGCCTGACCAAGCGAATCGGCGGATTTTTCTCTAGTCTGTCCTTTCGCGCCGATGCTGGGTTAGGAATAATTGGCTCGCCTTCGCCTGATTCAGATTACTGGTATCACGGCCTCGGTCACAGAAGTGCGGCCGGGCCGAATGTTTCTCCGGGTACGGCCACACGACTAGCTGCGGTCTTTGCCTGCACGCGCGTATGCGCGGAAACCCTGGGCTCGCTTCCCATTGGCATCTACCGCGAGCGAAAAAGCGGCGGCCGCGATGCGGCTACGGATCATCCCGCGCAAGAATTATTCCTGAAGCCGAACCAATGGCAGACAGGAATGGAATTTTTCGAGCTGATGCAGGCGCATCTTGAACTCCGCGGCAACGCTTATGCAATAAAAGTACCGGGGAACGGGCGGGCCATCGATCAACTCATCCCAGTGCATCCCGATCGGGTCCAAGTTTACTTACTTCCGAATAGCCGACTGCGCTACGAAGTCATGCAGTATTCCACTGGACAAACTGATCGCTACACCCAGGATGAAATCCTGCACATGCGGGGATGGTCCTTCGATGGAATTTTAGGAATCTCCACGGTCAGCGCACTCGCCGAAGTGATCGGAGTCGGACTCGCCCAGCAGGAACATCGAGCCCGTTACTTCCGCCACAATGCAATTCCGGGCATGGCGATTGAGTCAGCGTTGAAGCAGACTGAGGAAGCGCGCGAGAAGCTGACCAACTCGATCGAGGAAAGATTCACCGGCGAAGGCGCTTTCAGAGTCATGTCTTTGCCTCCGGGCATGACCGTCAAAATGCTTGGGCTGACAAATAAGGATTCGCAGTTAATAGAAGCGTCCGCAGCCTCCAGAGTGGAAATCTGCGGAGCGTGGAGAGTTCCACCGCACAAGATCGGTGACCTCAGCCGCGGAACCTTCTCGAACATCGAACAACAGAACATCGAATTTGCAACCGATTGCCAGCGGCCTCGAATCGTGCGCGCAGAGCGGCGTTTGGACGCTGACATTGTTTCTCCGCTGCGTGCCTACGAATCCGCATCGGGAGATTTCTTCGTAACTTTCAACATGGATGCGCTCTACCGCGGCGATATGAAGAGCCGCTATGAAGCCTATGCGCAGGCGATCACGGCAGGATGGTTAGTACCGAACGAAGCCCGCGCGGCGGAAGGCAGGAATCCGATCAAGGGGCTCGACGAACCTCGCATGGCAGTCAATATGGAAACGGTTTCGCAGGCACAAGAGCGCCACGACGCATCGAATGCTGCTGCCACAGCAAAAAGCGGCGAAGCAGACGAAGAAACTATAGCAAATGGTCCGGGATCGGGCAGTGCAGAAGTA